TTACGCACTCAGCCCAGCCCAGTCCAACCGTTCGATATAGGTTCTTGCCAAGCGTAGGTGAGCAACGCTGAGATCTTCCTCAATCCTTAGCAAGTTCAAACCAGCGGGTCGAGACGCTGAACATCCAAAGTTCTGACCTGAAACTTTCCCGCCAAACGCCAGCTTTTGCAGATAGTAAAATCGGCTCGCTCGTTGAATATCGGTTAAGGTCTCAGGGTTAGTATTCTTCTGCCATAGGAACTCTTCACGGCTAATTAAAGCCCATTTAAAGTGCCTTATAAACTCTTCTAAATGGTGTTTAATCACCCGATAAAGATTGACGAGATCGCCATTCATATCATTGACCACTTCCACCCTCGCCTCACCCTTGCTAAAGAACATTGCTGCACCGCCGCAGAAAGGTTCGACATAGGTATGGTGTTCAGGGAATATCGGTAAAATCTGCTTAACTAATCTACGCTTACCGCCCATCCAAGGGATAATCGGTTTTGGCATGTGAGCCTCCTTTTTTAGGATTTTTTATGCTAGGCTCGGTTCGCCGTGTCGACGCGGTGAGGGAGCCTTGGTTGGCTCACAGGGTCTAATCCTGTGTGTTGACGGTCTAGCAGTGTTAGTAGCATTGCTAGACCGCTCTCTTTTATCAAATCTCTAATTCAACATAAGTCAGATCGGCGGCTTGCCCTTGGATCTGACCATCGACGATATACACTTTCCCGCTGGCAACGGAGTCACCCAAAACAGTCTGATAACTGCCATCGACGTGCTGTACTGTCGTGGTGCCATTTGTCACGCTAATCACAGTGGCAACACTGCGCTGGGGCTTGGGGTTTAAGTTCGCTAAGCGTTGATAGATGTTGCTCATGCTGCCACCTCATTACGCAATAGCGTCACGGTCTGATTCACAGTAACCATCCCCGTTGACTCATTAACGCTGCCGCTTATGCTGAAGCTTTCACACACTGACTTAAACACCTCGGCACCTTTGCGAACTCCAATTAACATGCCTGGGCGTATGGGCGGTAAATCCGCCATTACCTTAGCGCGAATGCTGTTTTGCACCTTATTACCTGCGTTGGCTAATTCGGCCGTTGCGCGCATTCTTGCGGCTTGATTATCAGTGATTAACTTATCCACTATATCAGCAGTAAAGTTGTCACCAGCGGTCCCGAAACGTTTCACTTTCGCTGCCACGCCTTGCTGTTCACCACGCACAAACACCGCATTAGCATTGGGACGAATGTCGATACGCTCGTTAAATTCGAGGATCACTCCATCGTGCAAAATCACATCGGGAATTGCGCTTGCGGTATTCCAAGGCACGACTGGCCACTGAGGGATCACCGTTATAGTCTGAGTTTCATCGTTCACATCGAGCATGGCCCCAATGCTGTTGGCCATCATGTTAATCGCTTCGGCGGGTGTTTTAGCAGCATAGCTAAAGGCGTTTGCGGGTACAGGGTAATCGCTGATTTTACTGGCGACAGTCCACCCAGTATTGGCAACAATATCGGCCATTAAGCCAATAAAGCTGCGGGCTACTACGTTCACATAGTTGATGGCCTTTCTGTTCTGGCTGGCGAGTGTGGCTAAGCGACCTCGACCTGTCGCGCTATAACTGGTTTTGCCGAAGGCTTTAGATTCGCTGGGAGACTCGCAAAGCAGGTAAAAGTCATAGCCGTTAATACTTATTTTCAGTAATTCATTAGCGGCACGCTCGGCATCAATACGGGATGAAAACGCTAAGCTTCCGCTACTGGCCCATTGCGAACGTGACTGAGAAATGGATACTGATTTGAGCACCACAGAAACGCCGTCACTCACACGAACACAACTGATTTGAGGCTGCATGAGGTAACTCCTTCTGATTTGCGGTTCGATAGGGATCTTAAAATCAATGGTAGGTAACGGTGGATTTGTGCCTATCAGGCCGCCGCCATCGTCCCAGTAACAAACATTGGGTGAAGGGGTAAAGTTGAGCACAATCGGGCTGATAGCGTTCGTCCAAGGTTCACTAAAGCGCAGTGTAACTTTACCTACTGGCGGTAAGTATTTACTGGAACATACCCACCGCGCGGCGTGTGGAGCCCATACAACAAACTTGCTATCGCCTTGGCTTTGAATGTCGGTATAACTAAGCGCTATCTCAGTCGCTAGTTGCTCGCCGATATGCAATTTAACGGTAATTTGCTGGCTCTTGGCTGCAGCTTGTGACCAAGGTATATCAAGCATATATTGCTGCGATTCTGACACGTTCCAATGACTCGCAGCGCGATGACCATGAGACTCAGGTACCAACCAATTCATATCGAGTTGAAAAGGTACCAACGCATTTCGTCGCCACTCAACAGCGAACACTTCCCCAGCTAATGGCGGCGTATTCCATACGATTACGATTTGCTGTTTTAAGCTGATGCTACCCCATGCAAAAACGGCATTAGCGGCATGCGATTGACTGCGAGTACTGAGGGTAATTTGCTGCTCAATATGTTTGCCTGTCATCATTACAAGCCCACAAGCCATGCCAATACTTCCGGCCCTAATAGGAACATCTGGGATTAACACATTTTCAAAACGCAGACTCAACGGTGAGACAGCATTTAGCCATGGCTCATTAAATCTCACCTGCAATGTCAAAGTGGATTCAGTCATCACTTTAATAGCCTAAATTAACGCTATGGCTGTCAACCAATGGCAGTTTAAACCCATCAATAATTCTGGCATTAAACTGCTCATCAGCATCAAACATAATAAAAATTACCCCTGCTAATGAGTGGTCCTTACGAATAAGATGCTTGACTTGGTTATCTGCTGGAATATCGCGTTGCCATAGTAATCTTAAATTCACCCTTTCTAAGATGGCGAAACGCTCGGCAGCAGGGTCAATATCAACTTCAAGCAACCCCATAGGATAATTCGATTTTTCACGTAAACGTGGTGCAAACTTATCAGGCATACCATTCCCCTGTTCCTATCCAAAGATTTGAAGCACCCACATGACCAGTCGGTAAAAGATAAAAAAGGGTGCCATTCACATTACGGGTAATGGGTAAAAGTGCATCAGTAAACCCCGTAAATGAGGATTGAAATAATCCAGGTACTGTCCCTCTAACTGCGGGATGCAACATACTGTTGGTGCAATTATTCCCCGCTGAATCAAGGTACTGAGAAGCTGGCTGATTTGGCGCGTAGGTTTGTTGTTCTATTTGCACTGGAGCAAAAAACATATTCAACCCATCTATGGGCAAGGTTTTAATGGCCGTGGTGTTATATGTTGACCAAGCCATCTTTACTACCATTTGCTTAGGATTATGGCTGCCATCAGTTTCATGCATTTTAGCTACAGTAGCACTCTGCGATAGATAGGTAATACCGTCAGTCCAAGACGGCGATGTGGTCAGTGATGAATCTGCAACTGAGCCAGATACCATAGTGATAAAACGTGTCGCATCATTAGGTACCACACTGTCAATATCGCCGATAAAAAAACTAGGAAAGTGAGCAGTAGAAAGCTGAGTTCTATCGAAAGGTGAATCGCCATAAGTAAAAAAAATGAACGCTGCAGCAGTGGCAATCAATATCCACTTATAAGGATGCGGAGAACCACTTGCAAAACATCGCCATCCAGCACCATTGGTATTCGCCCAATCAGGATTAAGTGATGCTAAAAATGGGGCTGACTGAAAATAGAAAACTCCTGATAATACGTCCCCTGCAGACCTTGACCAAAACTTAACAAAACTGCCCGAACCCTGTAGGGTAGAATTACGAAAAACAATTTGATTGGAGGCCAAGTCCATAAATGGCACTGACCAGCCAGCCCCCTGCTTTGAACCATAACCATCCACTAAACACTTCTTGAGTACGTTAATCAATTCTGATGGCTTGATGCCCTTTGACAGTTGCGGTGCCCCCGCGTCATCCCAACGATAAACAGTTACTGGTAATCCCATTGCATTTACTCCTATGACTCGTTGCCGAAAAATGACAACACGGCTTTATCTGTAGTGATTTGACTGTGGCCAACCTGCACATTGCGTAGCAACATTATCGGATTTGAGGCCGCGAACGTGGCGAAACGAATGGCTTCGCCTGGTTGCCAACCACCGCCAAATGCACCTAAGCGAATAATGAAATAAGGGGCATTCGTCAATGGGTTGATAGGCGCAAAATCATTGAGTATGTCTCCTGAGGCGATTTGGCCAAGACGGCGGCCAACACAGCGAAAGGCGGTGGCTGAGATCATAATCAATACCCAATCTTCATTCACTGCAGTGGTGTTTTTGACTTCAAACGGATAGTCAACCGCATTCACGTTGCCCGTTGCTGGGTCGCCATCAAGATCCCAATTGTTAGCCCAAGCGGTCATATCGCGCACTCTGCCAACACGCGCCTGCAGGTCGCCAAGGATTTGCACACTGGCTAATGTGGTACCTGCCGGATATTCACGGGCTAAGGGCTTGGCCAGCACAAGGCTATTGCCTGTAAACGATGACACTAGACCGAGTTCCATAATGGTATCGCTCAGCACAAACGGCGTGGCAAACCCCGTAAAATCACTGTTAATCGTGACCGTTCCTGCCACCTTGTTTACCGTGAAATGGTCATTGTTAGTGGTCCATAGGCTGGCACCATTGGCATCAGTAATATCCACAAACTGGGCATTTTCACGAATAGTAAACACAGTACCGACAGAGCCTGTGACTTGCTGCACTTGGGTATGAGAAAGCGCGACAGTGCCCCAGCGTCTGAACATATCTACAATGCCGTCATTGGGAATACGCAGTGGGTTTAGCCCGTAAATCTCAGCGGGGGGTAGCTGGCGCAATTGGTCGGTAATGTCATAGCGCAGCGTGGTCAAATCCACCGGATTGGTAAATAACAGTTCAACCAAACCATCTACGATAGTGCCGCTAATGCCACTGCCAGTTATCACGCCTTGGTTGTCAGATGAGGCGCTGATAATGGCGTGGTCGGATATCCGTTCAACCTGCACATAAAAGCTTTCTAACAATGGATTAGCCACACTCAAGGCAAATTTAGCCGTAGTGTCGCCGGCAGCCGCTGCAGTGGTTGATTCAACTAAACCTGAATAGCTCAATTCAAAATCACCACGGCTTACCGTTTGCTTAGTCACTACCCCAGTAAAATAATCAATGGTCGCCAGCAACTCAGTGGCGTCATAGAGCTTACCGATACCGCTATTCACATTTTCAAATACGTCCTGAGGCACATAGTTACTATCGGCAAACACAGCGCGGCCTTTGATACTGCCGACCGTTAACTGCTTATTGGCAGGGAATGCATTAGCACTTGAGTAAATGCTGTATTTATACGCAGAAACATAATAGAGCGAGACAGTGGGATTATTGACAAAGCGTACATCAGGCCGCAGCGTAACGGTCACGTTACCCGTTCCGATAGTAATCGACTGAACTAATGAATTACTCGCGGCGAAAACCCCATAAGGATCGGTAGAAACTGCAGTGACAACATCAGTATCTATCAGTAAATCCGCTGTGGTGAAGGTATAGCTATACGTCCCTTCTGCGCTTGGCTGGCTAATCACTTTGCGGATCACTTGGCTAACAGTGGCATCGCCGTTATCACTGCCACCCGTGATGGTATTGCCTGGCTTTGGCGCTAAGGTGGTGATCGCAGGCAGTAACGACAATTGAGTCGCACCCACGGCTAAACTTACCCCGCTAGCTGCGGCAGTCAGCTTCGTTACCCCGTGGAATTTCAATGGGGATGCAGTGTTAGATAATCGCAAGCGAGTGCATTTATTCTGGCCATTGATTTGCAAACCTGGTTCGGGTGTTGCAAAGGTGATCGGTGGGTCAAATACTACGGTACCCACAACGCCATTCACTATGCTGGTGCGCGTGACTTTACAAAAATGGGTTTTGCGTGGCCATGCCACGTTTTCAATACCAGGATATTCCACGGTGATGCAGATCACTTGGCCAACCTGCAAATAAGTGGTTTTCCAATAGTCGCGGTCATTAAAGCGATAAGACGACTGCAGGTAATCTGAGGAAAACGAGTTTTGGTTTACAAGGAATCCGGGACCACCTTCACGGATCAATTCCCCTGCAGTGACTGACGACTCAATGATCTCTTTCATATCCGTCATGCGAGATTCATCATCCAGCGCAGCAGACTCGATCATGAATACGTTTACCAATGGGTCTATGGGTGGCTCACTGATAAACACATGTGCATCAATCAAAGTGCTGGTGTCTGGCGTATCGAGCGCAGGGTAAGGTTTTACAATGTCGATACTGGATTGGGCATGGTCGATATCGGATATCGCTGAAAATAGCTCATTAAGCTGTCCAGACTGCACTACGTTCTTAGTCCGTTGGCCGCCAGCCTCATTACTTGAACCGAGTAACTCGGGTTTAAATACTTTTAAATCTAAACGGGAAATAGTCATAGCACTCTCACAATAGATAAATGGCCTTTAAACGGTGATTAACTTCAAGGTGATAGCCTCAATTTCGTCGGGGTCGGTATCGCTGTAATTAATCGCTGGCGTACCGCTAATGGGCTGTTCGCTGTAGTCCCACATCACGGTTAATGCAGTGCCATTGATATCCAAGTTAAAGCTGTTCGCGCCCTTTGAATTGGCGTGGGCCTCAAGGGCGTTAAACACCGCTAATGTTTCTGCATCGCTGAATAACACCACAGGGCGGCCCGCTTGTTTGGCGGCAACTTCAACATGCTGCGAGCCATCGAGCGCAAACTCAGTGCTACTCACAAAGGGCGTATAACCAAAACGGTTAAGCCAAATAAAATGCGGTAATTGAAGCGTGTCTAAGGTGATCATGAGGTGGCCTTAATCTGTTCTAGTTCGCGCAAAAACAGCTGCTTAAACTCATCAAGCAAATCGGCTTTAACCACATTACCCGACGGCATTGCCAGCTCTAATCGATAAATTTGTACGCTACCGCCTGTGCTCTGATTGCTCACCGATGCCGAAGCGGTTTGGTTTGCACTGCTGCGAGTGGAATTCATCGCGGTGCTTGCACTGCTTGATGCACGCTCGATCGCCTGTGCGTTACGTTCTGCCGATTCGGCCTCGATTTGTTTTAGCTTGGTAGCGTAGATTTGCTGACTCAGTTGCAGTGCTTCTTGGGCACTGGCGATGGACTCTTTATCCTGGGCAGTGCGGGCAGCATCGAGCTGCGCCTTAAGCTCAGCTTGTTGCTGTTCATAGCGGCGCTTCTCGATAGCGGTTTGGTTATTGTTGAGCTGATCCATCTCATCTTTGAGACTGCCCAAGGTCGCGTTGATATCGTCACGCAGGCCGAGAATACGATCGCGTGTAGCATCAATGGCCGCTTGCAGTGGCTTAAGATCTTCGTCGCCTAGCTCGCGTATATTCCACTTAGCCTCTCGGCTAATTTGATTGACGCGATCGAGGCTAATGCTTGAGCTTTCGAGTTCTTCAGTCCATTTACGGGTCAGTAAGGTTTCATTGATGATCTGCTTTTCGCGGATAAAGGCTTGGTTACTGAGCTGTGCCAGCACACCCCAAAAGCCGGTATTCACCCGCATATTGTTCATGATGCTGTTAGTCAACTGATCGACGCGGGCGTTGAGTTTTTCGGTGCTATCTTCGTTAAAATTGAACTGTTTGTTTAAGTGGGCATAGGCACCCGCAAACAGGTTGACATACTCAGTGGCGCGGCCTGTGGTTTCCTCTAATTGTTCAAGTTCTTCGCGTTGCTCAATTAAGGTTTTAGTGGTCTTTTTTACCTGTTCGTCAGTCTCTTGCTCACCATCTTCCAAACCGCCCATTAAGCGTTGCAATATTCTGAGCACTTCAACTAAGCGTTCTTTTTGTCGTAGGTATTCTTCCGCCGTGATGCCGCCGTTTTTATAGGCTTGTTCGAGCCTTAACATCTCGTCAGATACAGCGGCATACTTACTTTTTATCTGTTCATAATTCGCCGCTTCGAGTGCCTGAACCTCACTGAGCTGCTTAGTTTGGTCACTTAACTTGCCCTGTAAACTAATCAGATCTTGTTGGGCTTTTGCTTTGGCTTTACTCGATACCGTCGAGCTGTTCATCACATCACGGCATTGTTTCAAACGGGCTTCAGTTTCTGCCACTGCGCGGCTTAGCTTGGCTTGCTCGGGTGAAAGTTCCTTCACGCTATCGGTATAGCCGTATTGCTTCGCAGTCAGCTCGCTCAGTTCCTTGGTTAGCCCAAGAGTGGCGGCTTGCGCTTTCAAGGTTTCGGGTACCGCAGCGCCCGTCGCTTCGGCGGCCGTTAATGCCGCTTTAGCCCAGGCTAAAAACGCATCCTTTTGTTGCTCAATCGGTTCACGGTTGTTCTTAATCAGATTAAATGCTGCTTCGGCTTTCGTATTCACCTGCTCTAAGGCATGGCTACTGGTCAGCCCTAAGTCCTTATAGGCTTGCTCCAATGCCTCAGTGCCCTTAGCCGTGGCATCAAGATAGGTTTGCTGCTCTTCAAACTTGGCGCGCAGTATCGTGAGTAACTTAACGTGGCCTTCGTATTGATCCCCCGCCGCCTTTAACGGCACTAAGGCGGCGTCAATTTGGCGAATGAAACCGCCCATACCACCTTTAACGCCATCGAGCGTTTTAGTTTGTTCGCTTAAGGTAAAGGTCAGGCGCAGCGCTTCTTCAACCGTTAATTTAATCGGCTCAACGACGTCAACGGCGGCCTGCTTGACTTCTTCCATGGCTTTAGCGGCGTTCTTCCACTTACCCGTGGCGTCGTCATAAATCAGTTTGCCTTCGTCTACCGCCTTGTTGAACTCGGCCATAGTGGTAAAGGCAACGCCCGTTTGCTCGCTGAGATCCTTAAGTGAATACTCCAACTGTTTGGCGCTTGCGGCCGCAGCGCGTTTAGACTTTGCCAGTGCTTCTTCAGCAATCAATAACTCTTGGTATACCCGAGCAACCTCGATCAACTCGCTAATCAGGGCTAAGTACAAACCCGCTTTAGCCGCAGCTGCCAAGGCGGTTTTAAGTTTGCCAGCAACTAAAGCCGCGCCCTCACTCGCCGCAGTGGTACCCATGATCGCGCCAGTGTAAAGGCGCATCACGCCGATGGCGGCATTGGCTCCAGTAATCACATCACTAAAATAACTACCGACTTTTAACGCTATAAATGCCTTCGCCACAAAACCAATTTCATCACGGAAGTGGTACAGCATAGCCGCGCCATCTTGCACCGCTGAGCCTATGCTCACGATGGTGTCGCTGACTTGCTGCGCCCATTCCTTTAAACGGCCATCGGCGGCCATGGCGGCAAACTCAAGATTCAACTCACTGATCTGGCCCTTGAGCCAATCAAGCGCACCGGACTGAGCCACGAGATCATAGAAGGATGAAAGGTTATCTTTGAGGTTTGATACTTGGCCACTGAGCAAGGCCATCTGCGCTGCTGCGCTACCTTCACTGGCTCGGCCCATTTCATCAATTAGGCTTTTAATCACATCGCGGCCAAGCTTGCCTTGCTCACTGAGTTTTTGCAGTTCGGTGGTGTTCTTGCCCGTGACCTTAGCCAGCATGTCCCATACGGGCACGCCGCGCTCAATCAACTGCAGGATCTCTTCACCCTGTAGCTTTTGTTTTGCCCAGGCTTGGCCGAGTGCCAGGGTGATCCCTTCGACTTCTTGAAAACCGCCACCGAGTTTAAAGGCTTGATCCACAATCGCCTTCATGGTGCCGTTCATAGGATCGAGGCCAAAGGCTTTGGCCTTCACAAACGCTTGGTTAACTTCGTTCAATTGCAGCGGCACATCGATGGCGAATTGCTTTACCCAAGCGGTGGCTTGTTTGCCAGATTCAAAACCGCCCATCACGGCATTCATCTGCACGCCAAGACGTTCAAATTGATCGCCCGTGGCAAAGATATCCTTCACCGCTTGGGCCACACGGTCAAAGCCCAAGTAAGCCCCTGCTAAGGCGGTCACTTGGCCGATCACACCACGCAGGGAACTGGCATGATCACGGGCGCTGGCATTGCCCTTATCTAACTGATTAGCAAACTTATCGACATTGCGGCCAGTGCCGTCAAATTCGGCGCTTAACTTGCGCTGCGCTGTGGTCAGGTTGTTGTAATCAATGCCCGATTTCGACAGGGCATTTTGCAGCTTAGTGTGGCTGGATGATTGCTGCGCTAACTCGCGCTGCATTTGCTCCAGCTCTTTTTCGGCCACATCAATAGAGCGTGCCAGCTGCACAAAAGGCGCATCCGTTTGGCTCGCACGTTGCTTTAAGTCCTGCAGTGCTAAGGCGGCAGCTGTGACAGCAAGCTCTTGTTGTTCAAGCTCATTGCGTGAACGCTTAAAGGTGTTCATCAGGTCTTGCTGGTTAGCCAACTCATCGAGCTTATTGGCTAAGGTATTGGCTTTTTGGCTGGTCGATTGGCTGCTATCGCCTACGTCATCAAGCCCTGTTACTAAAGGCTTGAGGTCATTAATGAGCTGCTCTGTTTGGTTGCTGGTGTTGCGGCCGCTTTGGGCCACTTGGTCTAACTGGTCGCTTAACGGGTCAAGGCTGTTTTTGAGTTCATCAACTTGGTTCGCACCCGCTTGGCTGGCATCACTCACGCCATCGAGTTCATCAGCGAGCGCCTGCGTCTTAGGATTCGCCGCATCCGACTCAGTGCCGATGCGCTTAAGCTCATCGACTAAAGCCGCAATGTGTTGCTTGCCCGTGGCTTCTGCCACGATCCGCAGGGCGAGTTCTAAGGTTTTATCAGCCATTGGTATCTCGTTAATGCTCTCGTTAGTATCTAAATAATCGGTGTTTAAACGGCGGTTAAATGGGGATTAAAGGGCATGGCAATTGAGTACGGCCATGCCCTTGGGTTAAGCAAAACCGCTTACGCATCCAGCTCTAGGTACTCGAACGGATGATCCTTACCCGCGACTAACTGGGCTTTACCCGCAAGGGTGGCGCTCACAAACTCGCTGGCGGCAAAGTCGAGCGCCGCTGTTGGCGATAAGCTGGCGTCGAAAATTTCGAGCTTAATTGGCTTGCCTGTTTCGAGGTTTTTACCTTCACCGAAGAGCCGCGCGCGGGTTTGGGCACTAATGCCACCACGAACTAGCGTGCCGGAAATGGCGTTATGTTGGCCTGTCACCGTCACCGCGCCGCCCGCTTCAATTGCGCCGCCTTTTACGGCACGCACTAGCCCTAGGGCATAGTTCACCTCATAGTCAGTGCCCAGCACTAAGGTGGTTGCACCATCTTTAACGTCAAAACCTAGCGCGGCAAAGTTCTGCTGAGGTAACTGTACCCAGCGTTGATTGGTTGGTAAGGTCACTGCTTCATCGGTTAAGTTGCCGCTGCCCGTGTTCAGCACTTGGGTATCACCCAACAGTGCCATGGCAATCAGTTCGGCGGGTTGATCGTCGAATGACCATTCCACCTCAACAGGCTTGGCAATTTTCACCACGCTTAAGGCTTGGCCGTAGCTGTCTTTCTTTTTACTTGGACGTACCTTTTCATCGGCATCGGTTTTGATCGCGAGCTTAGTGGTGTTGATGGGACCAATAATCCCCGTTGATTGCCCTTGGGCATTTAAGCGGTCAACAAAGAAGTTGCCTGCGACTAATAATCCACTCATGGTGAGTTCCTCTTAGGTTGTTAAGGTTTGAATCTCAAAATCACACTTAACGCCACGGGGTAATAACCGTGGCTTTTAGTGAAACGGGGTTTAACGGGACTGTTAACGCGCACAAAGGGGCCAAGCATCTGACCATCCACCGCAATGGACTTACCCAGAATCGCGTTTAACAGGCTGACTAATAGCTCACCTGCGTGGCCTTCGTGAATAGATAAACGGCAAGCCAATACCACAAGCCAAGTCTGCTTAATTTGGCTGGTGTTGCCGCCTTGGGCGGTATCCGCCAGCGTATCGCCCATATACAGCACATGGGCGGCGGGGGTGATTTGGCTGCGCTCATCCACTTCGCTTAGCTCATTGGCTTGATAGACCTTTTTCAGCTTCTGGCTCGTCACTAATGGCTCAAGTATTTGAGTCAGCGCATCACCTGCAGCAAGGTAGTTATCTTTAATTTCAAACATCAGATAAACCCCTTAGACGATGCACGGCCAAACACGCTACCTGCACTTTCGATACTGACCACTAACTCACTTTGGCTAGCGACTTCACCCGTATCAGCTAGCCCCAAACTGATATCGCCTTTGCTCACTGCGGTTAAAAACTTCACCACAGCGGTATAGCGTTTCTCGACTTGTTCAGGGGCTTTATCGCCATACAGGAAGTAACGGGCGATATCGCAGCAGTTACGCTCAAGCACGGCGGGAACCGTGGTTAACGGCAAGGTGTAACGGCCCACGATATAGCCATCAATCTCGGCCGACGCATCACTCAGCGCCTGCTCAAGCACGACGGTATTGATTTCCCCTGGCACACTGTATTCACGCTCGGTAAGCAGCATTAAGTCCTGTGCACCAAAGCGACTCAGCATGTTGTCAGGGGTGGCGTACATGGCTCTTGTGATGGCTAAGTCGGCCATGACTATTCACCTGCTTCGTTGGTGGCGCCAGATGGTTCAGTGCTTTCCGTTTCAGCGCTTGGATTAGCCGTTTCGTTTTCACCTGGCACAGTGACTTTTACTGCCTGAATCGCACTAACTAAGTCAGTTTTATTCATCGAGTTAACACCCGTGATCGCCAAGTCTTTTGCCAGTTCTTTCAGCTCTTTTGCTGTCAGTTCACCCAAGGCTTTCTCTTCACCATTGGGCTCTTTCACACCAGTGAGCTTGCCTGTGATATCGGTGCCTAATGTCTGATCACCGTCTGGAATGTCCACACTCCCCGACGCTGGTGCCATATCACGCACGGATACCTTAAGGCGCTGATCAGCTTCAAATGCTGCAACTTGCTCATCCGACAGCTCGGCCAGCGGTATAAGGTTTTCGCCTTTGTTAAGCGCCATGCCCGCACGGCGATAGCCAGTGTGCGCAAGACAGATAACCAACAGGACTTGAATGTTCTTAGAAGGATTCGCCATTTCATTGTTACCTCACTCGATGTTGGGGTGCGGGCGCATCCTTGTGCCTGCGATTCGCTGCTCAAACTTAAGGGGTGAACACCTAAAGCTGTGGCACCACTAAGATTTCAAACTTGCCCTTAAGCTCGTTGTTCACTGTGGTTCCGCCTTCATCAATCAGCTCACGCTCAAGTAGCTTGCGGGCAGCTTGTTCGAGTGATGCGGGCACCACCAACAAGTTCGGGCGAATTTTGAGTTTCTTACCGCCATCACGGGTGAAGGCCGTCATCTTCTCGTAGCTGTCCCACAGGTTGGTTGCGTTAAGGGCACGCTTGTTAGCAAAGGCCATCTGCCAGAAACCAAAGCCCGCTTCACAGCGCATATCGGTACCGAACTGGAACTCGTTATTGGTCCATACCGCTGGGTCGGTTGGATTAAACAGGGTGTTTAAATCCAGCTTGCGACGCTCTTGGAAGATGAGTGGCTTTAATGGGCGCGTGGTATCGAGCAAGAACCATGGCTCACCCGTATAGGCACCATCTGCCACCATGTTGGCCACAGAAACATCAGCACCCGTGCCATCGTGCTTGGCATTCACAGGGTGGTCGGTGTCGAAGAAGTTTTGGCTGTCATAACAGGCAGTGGTAAAACCATCAGCTAACAGAGCAAACACCAGATCATCGGGGAACTCTTCACCTTCCTGCGCCAATGCCTGCACCATAGGTTTGTAAGTGCCAATGGTGTCGTCTTCAACATCATCACGACTAATGCCAATCGTGGTTTCAAACGTCTTGTTGGTAATTGAGTAACCATGCTCTTTGATGGAGTTGATCACCCGCGCACCAATCCATTCGCGCATAGTCGGCATTGAACCTAACCAGCCGTAGGTATTGGACTTAGTATTGCTTGGCACGACTGAGGCAATTTTTAAATACAGTGGCTCAGTCTTAGCTAAAGCATTTTGAAACTCGCTACGCACCATAGTGCGCAGGGCTTGTAATACTGGGGCGTTAATAGCAGCCATTATTTTTGCTCCTGATCAGCGGCGATAGCTTTAGCAAAGTCAGCGTGTGACATGCCCCAAGAATCGGCCATTTTGATTTGGTCGGCAGTCAGTGCCGCGAGTTTGGTTTCCTTGTCCTTGATAGGATCGGGAACTGTGGTGGTTTGCTTGGCCGTTAATGCGGCAATAGCCACACGCTCACCCAAATTGGCTGTAAGCGCCGCCATGGATTGCTGGCCTAACTTGGTTAGGTAATCACGTTCACACTCAAAGGCTTTGCCTTCGTCTATTGCCGCCTTCACGGTTTGCTCAACGGTAAGCACGCCGTTTTCAGCAGTTAGCGTAACCAGCTGCGCGCGCAATGCAGCAACAGTTGCCGCTGGAACGTACTGGCTTAGATCAACCGAGTGCGATGTCGCACTTAGCGCGGTAAGCTGTTGCTTTAAGCCATCAGCGCTATTTGCTGCCGTGGTTAGCGTATTAAGTGCAGATAGCGCCGCGACCTCTTGCTCAGCGGTTAAAGCTGTCACGTCATCGGGAATTTCAACGCCCAAGGCAGCTAATATTTTTTTAAGTAATGGGTTCACATGGAGTTCCTCCGTGTCGGTGGATTGGATAGGTTCGTGTGGATTGAGGCTTGTATTAAGAGCAGCCAGTGCAGCCAACGATGCGAGTGGCAACATGCCATCGACACCAGGGCGATTAGTTAACGCGGCTGAGTGGATAAATTGCGGGCGGCCAGTGCTGGTGTCGTAACCGAACACTAGGCTGAAGTATTTGTATTCTTTGGCGGTGAGAGAAGCGATGGCGTTATCGGTAAAGCGCGGCTTAATAAACAAGCCCTGCCCTTGTCGATATTGCACGTCATCGATGTTGAACCAACCCGCAGCGGGTGCAGGCTGGCCATTCTTCTCTTTGTTGAGGGTTTGGTGTTCGTAGTCAATAACCAGATCACTGGCTTTATGGGGGGTATTTGCTTGCAGGGCCGCGAACGCAACGCTATCCATCAACCACTTGCCACCAGCTACATCATCAGGGCGACCATCTACTGCGGCAAAGTGGCCATCAGGCAGCGCCTGAATGTAGCCATCTTCACCGAACAGAACTCCCGTGGTGTTTGGGTTAATCGCTATAGTGCTACTAAGCGCAGCAACGCCAAAGGCGATTGAGGTTTGGGTTTTGGACTTTGACACAGCGGCACTCTCAATAACATTGGAGTGCCCATCATGAACGAGTGGGACTAACTAGCGGATTGGAAAGGTTTCGGGATTAAACTTTATTGTTTTTTTTCTTTAACTTTGAACGACTTATTTGTAAATCCAATCTGTTTAAAAAATCAAAGTTTAGGGAAACCACATTGAACAAACTATATGTTTGGAAGAAACATAGATACCAAATAAAACAATATTTAAAAGATTTAAAAAAACCTTCACTTACAACACTATATGAATCAATTATTGGAAAAATTAAACTAACGCACAACAAACAAGTACCCAATATAAAAGCAGAGGATAAAACCGCCATAACCATTGATTCTAATTTTTTGGCGCCTTCTAATGTTTCAACCAGATCGACTTTGTGATCTTCTTGCATAAGTGAGCTTCGAGTATTTGGATATGCATAAGATATCCACATACCAATAATAGCTAGCACCACACTTGAAATTGCTATTAACGAACTAGAAATGGCTTCAACATTAACTGAAACAAAATTCGCTCTATCAAATAGATAAAAATAACAAATTAAAAAATACAATGCATTAAAAATCAGCACCTTATAAATAATTTTCATATAATACCCCAGCTAAATCAGTTTTAGTTAGTACCGATCTCTGACATGATACTATGACTTTGCTCATGTAATGCCTCTAAAACTTCAACAGCTTTAGGGATTTTTTCTTGAGAAAAAATCAAGTTTAGCTCAACTTTCTTAACTATGTCAGTATCATCTAACCATTCAATTTTACTATCCCCTTTAAATTTAAATCCAATTTTGTCTTTCATTTCGGGAACAGTATCTTCAATACTATTAAAATACTTATGAATCAGCTTACCAAACTCAGTTTCATTACTTTTATATGGCATTGTAATTTTTAGGTCTGTTGACTCACTCTTCCTTAATTCTTCAATGAAATTATTTGATGTATCTGAGCCATCTCTAAGCCATTCAGGCAAAACATTTTCCAAAAGTTCAGAGCACTTATCATAGAGCCGTCTAGAGCTATTTCTCTCATCCGTTACACGCTTAACAAGTCTTACTTGACGTACGATCCCTGTAATCTTATCAGCTTTATTAATAAGTTTATTTACTTCAAGTTTCCTCGTGATTTTCTCCCAATCAAACTTGAAGCGACAGTGCATTTCACTATCATATTCTTTAACGTAAAAAGTCATTCCATCCTGATCTTCGTGTCTATAAGAAGTACAATTTTTAAAAAATGCAGAGATATAATCCCTGACACATCTTACATTATCAGAGCTATGATCGAAACGAATAGAAATCACAAGATCATCCTTGGGAACAAACCAAAAGTAAGATGGCAATCCTATTATTGAATTAACATCTCCAGCCCCTTTAACCTCACCACCACCTATACGCTGATCCCTAGAAACAGATAATATATTACCTTCTTTATTAGATAACTCATTCCATAAAACAATTAAAAACTCACCAGTTTCTGTATCTACATAAAAATCTTTACAAAAAACCCCTTTTTTACCTTCAGCGATAGTTACAGGGCTAGTTGAGCCTAGATTTTCTTGCATTTTAAGCCATGATGAAAATTTCAACTTAAAATCATCGTACCCCCCAAAAAAAGGGCCTTTTAATGGCCTTGTGTTGCTATAAAACCCAAAATTTAATACGTGATAATAACTTATTTCCGCTCTTAACATTTAAACCTCATTAATCTTTGTATCGTTGCATTGTAATAAAATTAGATAGAGCACAATAAACAATCGGCTTATTGTTTTTACCTGTGAAATGCAGCTTTCCAACAACTAGCACATGAGCACCTTTGAGCTCTTCAAGTTCTTTAACATTAAAATCAGCAAGAAATTTATCTTTTATGTCGCTATATATTTTGACACTTAAACCTTTTTTTGAACCGCTTGCATTTAACCAAATTCCACCTCCACTTTCCCAGCCAGCATCTACAATTAATCCCCAAAAAATTCTGTTTTGGTTATCATCATGCCCCTGATTAATATGGTCAAAGTTTACAGCAACACTCTTAACCATCCCGCTAACTTTGAGCTTGCCTGAATCGGAAAATAGAATTACTGATTTAGTGGAATTTTTGAAATCATCAAATCGTTTTAGATATGATAATAGTTGCCTTAATGTACGTTTAGAATTTGTCTCTCTGGATACACTCAGCCCTTTTGCTATCGCTCCACCAGTCGGGGAATTCGAGAATTCTGAAGGTGGAATTTCATCTACTTCAATATCTGCTAATTTACCACCTACTTTGTCGTCTAGGTTTATGGTGTATTCGGCGACAAGTGGAATTGCTGTATCAACTGTTTTATCAGAATCTTGCTCATCCTCAACTAGTCTCAATGATGTCTTATAAGAACATCCTTCAACGTTATGATGAGAGTTAAAATGTGCACTGCGTTTAACTTTAGCATTTTATCCAGTAACAGAACGATGCCAGGCAACTTCTGAACATTCTGAACATAACAACTGTTTTTTAAACTCAGCAAATTGTGAGCGAGGTAATTTTTCAAACTCTTCAATTGAAATGTTGCGACCTAGAGGAACACAATAAGCCAAATCCATCTGAACGACTCCCTGTTAAGAATATTAGACTATGCAAAAACTAATCATTTCAGTCATTAAATCATATCTTTTAGTAGAAAACTATATTGAATGAGTGTTTAAAACCCGTTTAAATCCTTCTGAAATCGTTTAAGTAGTTTTCTGTTAAGCCTTTGTACCAAGTTGAGAGCTATACCTCTTAAAATGCGTTTTAGAGCTTTGCGCTAAAAGCACCTTCCACTTAGAATGGCTGCCTCACTTTTACCTCCAAGGACGGCGTATGACCACCAATCCCCCTAAGCTACCTCAAACCGATCAGGCTAAAGCTCCTAGTGCAGAGAAGTCTTTTAAATGGCTAATCATTTTACTGGCCATTATTGCAGCCTGTTTGCTGTCTTTTTACTTTTCAAACTTCCACGGGGGTATCGGGGATAAAGGCGACTTCGGTGCCTTTGGGGATTACTTTGGTGGCGTACTAAATCCTATCCTTGGCTTTGCCACTGTTGGCTTGCTTGTATGGTCATTAAAGTACCAGATGGATGAGCTAGCGCTTTCACGACAAGAACTGGCCCTTACCCGCCAAGAACTAGTAGAAACTAAAAAAGAGACTGAACTTAGCCGCAAGGCAATGGAAGCTCAGGTTGAACATCTGCAAAAAGAAGCAAAACTAAATGAATTGCTTAGATTAATAACAGCAATTAAAACAAAATGTGACAATATGCTTGACTCTAAAATTTCTGAAAAGGCAATAACTGCAATAAGTGGAACACCTGGTCGAGGCGATTTCAGAATTAATTCAGTAACCCTAAGCGATATGTCCTACGCAGAAATGCTGCATGTATTAATGCCTGGATACGACAATGACATGTTCAACAAATATGCTGAAGAGCTTAAACTGCAATATGATGTGCCCAATAGTTCTTGGAAAGAGCTAGAAGCACTTTTATGTCTATATAGCCAGCTTACATTAAATTACTACAACATAAATAACAGCGTTGAATTTGCCGCTGTTTATTTGAGGGAGGCTATTGATATGCTTGGACCATTTAACGATATTTTTCAAACAAATGATGTCACACAGTTACTTGTTAAACTTCAGGATGCTAGTAAATTTTCAATCTAATTAAAGTAGTTTATAAAACTAAAAGGTGAAATTACTTTAACAACCGCTAATCCAAATACTCCCCCAAGATCCCTAGCATAGACTGTTCATCCTCACGGCTTACACCTATGAATGGCCGTGCCGGAATCCCCGCAGGGCCTGCGGGCATATCGTCGGTGCCGCCGAACTGGTGAATGGCGGCATAGATTTTATTGCTACCAATTGCCGCCCAAAAGTCACCGCTGTAGGCTGTTACGCTGGCAGCTAGCCCGCCAGCACTGGCCTGCAGTATCTTACCGCCCTGACGTTTGGGGTTAGCTTTAAGGTAGGCATCACTTAAGGATGCCCAGGCTTGACCTGTAACGGGATCGGCCTCTGCTTCAAAGGCTGATTCGGTGGCTGATTCCAGAACGGCGGCAATATCGTTCATGGGTTCACTTAAGTCATCGAGCTTATCCAGCAAACTATTAAGCACCTGTAATACAGTGCCATTGGTAAACTGAATATCCACTTTGTTCATAGTGTCCCCTACTCTTTTAACTTGCCTTCAAGTACTTGGTATTGGGCTTGCTGTAATTCAGTTAGAGATAACTTAAGCACTTCCACTTGGCCCTCATTTGGTGTGCGCTGTAATTGCCAGTGGCTCGTGATAAGTAATTTGCTATTGCTCGCTGGGTCATTGGTTGCTTGCCCTTCCATTGAATACACATAGAGCAAGGTTTGATTATACCATAGCACGGCCTCAGGCTTAGCCAGCAGCAGCGGTAATTGCTGCAACTGGTTAGGTGTAACTGAGGCTTGCGCTGTGTTGAGTTGCCGCTCAGTTATAGCGAGCAATGCACTAGTCTCGCGCCCTAAACGCGCTGTCACTGCGGCTTGAATCGAGGGCGTCATAAAACCTAAAGCCTGTACGCCTAAGCCTGGTCGCCGCTTTTGTCCTGGATTGGCGGCAAGGACTTCATCCGTCCACTTTGCAAACTGGGCGTGGCGCAGCGAGCTATTATTGAGAGCCTGAATAAACTGCGCGCGGGTGTCTAACGATTGAATAGTGCCAAGCTTTTTAGCGACGGCCACGTCGGTACCAAAGGCGGCTTCGCCTGGACTATAGGCCCAGCCTAAATCGGGGCTCATGCTGCTGCCATCGGGCAGATCGATACGCGCATGGTGCACGGTTAACACTTCACCCGTTCCGCGCGCGACTGTCTCAGTGTCAAAGCGCTGGATATAACCTTCGCCATTTTCCACAGTGATCCCCATCGCCTTCACTTGCGCCTCGGTGAGCGCCCGAACGCGGCAACGACAGCCCCAGCCATTGGGAGGATAAATGATGTCCCATATTGGATCGTCAAAGCGGAACACTTTACCCCTAAGCCGCGCATGGGCTGGCCGTGTTTGGCCGTCATCTATCGCCACATACTGCCAATAGGGGTGGGTTTTAGTGCGCGATAACATGCGCCGATAGCGCCCAGCCATGTAAGCGGTTTGCAGGTTTTGACGATAGATAGTGTTTAAGCGGTAGGGACTCCCCAGCTGTACCTCGCGGCCATCGACTTCCTTTTTGCCCCACCACCCGAGCTTTTCAAGCTGCGGTTTAAGGTTTGCCTGAAACTGCTTAGCGGTTAACCCTTGGCTTAGGGCTGCATCCACTTCATTACGGATCGCCGTGAGCACATCCATCTGTGCCGCCTTGGCCACCGTAAAGGCACGGGCGTGGGCGCGGGTCCACACGTCTTGCCAATCGTCACTGATTGCAAAGCCTTTGGCACGAAAATAAGCCACCGCATCGGCGGGGTCTTGGTTAATGGCAATGCTTAAATCAACGGTTTTAGGCACTCTTGATTTAGGCATTGGCCATGCCCCACAGTTCGGCCACAAACATTAACCGCGCGAGCATTTCGGTAAGCTGCTCGGTATCCATGGCGGGATAGTCCTTTTCCAGTTGCGCTCGCAGTTGCTCCGGCTCGCTCTGCAGTTGTGCCAGTAATGGCTCAACCATCGCCATATAGGCTTCGCTCATTTGCCCTTGAGTGAGTGCATCCAAGGCTTTATCTAAGGCGGTTTGGCTAGGTTCACTCAACGGGGCATCAGGCTGCTTAGCGGCCCCCTCTGTCGCAGAGAGTGCGGCCAATGCCGTCTGCTGATTGTCATTACCGCCTGCAGCGCTGGCATTGGGGTCTTCTTGCTGGATCACCAGCACGGCTTCGCCATTAGCGGGCTTAGGGATACGGGTCTTTTCATGCAGCCAGTTTTGTGGGATCTGCATGCCCATGCTGACGAACGCCCGCAGCGGATACGCTAAGGCCCGTAAGTCTTCGGCCTCAGTGGTATCAAATACTAAACGTGGATGACAGCGATGGCTTTGATAACTCTTGCAGTTGAGCGCATACAAGGGGGCCACTAAGTCGCGGGTTAAGGTTTCGGCAATCAGGCTAAGGTCAGCATCGCGCAACTCTTGGCGCACTTCGTTATGCACGTTACCGAGCGCATTAGTTGAGCTTTTACCGTCGGCTTGGCTGGTCAAGGTGCCGCCTAAAATCACCTTGCTCATGGTCTTTTCAGCCCAGCTAATCATCAAATCAAAGGGATCGGCTTGACCTGTGGCGGCACTCTCAAAATCCATCACCATGCCCTTTGGCATAATGCCACCCGCGTTATGGCCAATGCTCATCACAGCATTTAACAGGGCGCGCTTTTCCTCATCGCTGGCACCCGCAGGATACTGACCAATACGCAGCGGCAGACCGTAGATCTCAAGGAACTCAGCTAAGTCGCGCACACTGTAGTTTTTAAAAATAAAGGGCCAGATTAACTGACGCACTAAACCACTGCGGCTAACATAGCCCGACTTGGCTGGATGAATATGTTTGATCCAACCAAAGGGCCACAGGTCAGCGCCATTAACCGTGGCATCACGCAGGCGCAGTTCGTTACGCCGCTCAGGGTGAGTCATAAACCAAGACGGATCGCGATACTCTGGCACTTCAATAAACCATTCACCCAGCTCTCGCGTCCAGGCTAACTCGTGCATGCTAAAGCCCTTGAGAATGGCATCACTCATTGACTTGATTAGCGTCTTTACCCAGTTACCTTCTTCGAGCATTTCTTGCAGATATTCAGTGTCGGCCTTTTCCTGTGGCGTCGGGTTACGGGGCGGTATTAAATAGTAATCCACGCCGATCAGTGCCCGTTTGCGCTTGTCTAACTCGGCATATAGGTGGCCGTCTTTCTCTTCGATATCTTCGGCCAGTTCACATTGGGCAATGAGATCGCCTTGCTCGGCGGCCTGCAAAATATTAGCCGCACTGGCGGGCGTTAAGCCACTACTCGGGTGCTGGCTAAAGGTACGTTGCAGGCCAATTAAACGCACATCGTCGGTCTGCAGTGCTTTGGCTTCACGCTGCTTAAACGGCCGACCACTGGCGTCCAAAATACGTGATTCAGTTGTTTTTTCTTGCATTACCAGCAACCTCGCTGCGTTTGATGATGATCATCCTCATGGGCACTTGCTGCGGCATTCGGATTGCGGTGATCACTTCTAGGAATGGGGGTGAACTCTATGGGGGCACCGTCTAAGGTGGAGGCGTATACCATCAAGAACAGGCTGATCGCGGCATCACCATGGCGTTCTTTTTCTTGGCCTGTGCGTACATCGCCAAGGCATGGCGTACCTCGACGGTTAATGCTCAAGGCCCGCAAGTCTGTGCTGGTATCATCATCCCTTGGAATAGTTAACAGCCCATCTTCAAAGTGACTTTTAAAACGAGGCATTTGTTCGCGGTAAAAGGACTCTGACAGCATCACGCAGGCGATCACTTCACTGCCGTATTTATCCTGGGCGTATTCCGCTAAGGCTTGGCCATTACCGCGCGCATCCATCGCGCCGCCCCTCATCCGTGGTAAGCGGTCCACAATGTAAAACAGGATCTGCTCTTGCTGGCGAAAGGGAATGTTTTTAAGCTCGACCTGTAACTTGGTTTTGATGTGCAAGTCTTGGGCGATTTCCCCCACGTCAATCACGGTTAAGTCACCACTACGGGCAAAGTCTTCACCAAAGCAATGGGGGCGTGCAGGGTCTAAGCTATCGAGAACCGGCTTTAGTTCATCCTCACACCACTTAAGGATCTCCGCCGCCCGTAAACCCTCTGGCCATTGTCCAAAAGCATCGTCTTTTTTAAGGCGAATAACGGGGCCGCTATCAGCGATGCTCGCCATGCGTGCTTCGATTAACGCGCGGTTAAGATAAGCACCACCGCCAGACTTAGGCACACAGAAGTATTCTTCTAACGCATCCTCTTCGGTGGCGGTGGCTTTGAGTAATTTTGCTTTCCAGTCATCCTCGGCCGCTTGGCTCCATTCGATGCCGCGCACTTGGCAAATACGCTTATACAGCCCCTCATTACAGGCATCATCCAAGGTGACGCGGTGAATGGAGTAATCTTTTTTACCCGCACGGGAATCATTAATCAGCTCATTGAACTGGTTATCAATGCCATTATGGGTGGAGATCAAGCGTACCTTCGCGCCCCACATTGTCAGCGCCAATGCCGCTTTTAGTACTTCCGCCAAGCGTTCGTGGAACGCCGCTTCGTCTATAGTCACATTGCCTTGCATACCGCGCAGGTTCGAGGGATTACTCGATAGTGCCTGCACCTTGAAACCTGAGGCAAAGTAAATGGCAAAGGTCAGGATCTCTTTACCGTCTTGGCCTTCATCGACAAAGACTTCTTCTTGGATTTCACCTGCGGCTTTATCAAATACTTTGGCCCACATGGCCGCAGCGTCGATAAATTCCCGCGCCATCTCCTTGTTACTGCCCACATAAAAATGGTTAGTACCGCCTTGGCCACGGGCAGCGCCTGCAGTTAAAGAAGCATCGGCAGCTTCGGCCCAAGTGAGTCCGGTTCGGCGCGACTTTTCGGCAATTTTCAGCGGTGACTCGTCGGCTATCCAGCGTTTCTGATAACCGAGTAGCACTTCTTTAGGATCAAAGATGCTGAGATAACAGGCCTCAAGCGCAGGATCAAAAACGGGTTTAATGATGCCGCTCATCATGCAATCCCCAGTATTTCGCGCTTAAGCAAGGCAACGGCATCACTGGTTAAGCCAGCGGTTTTCGCGACCTTCTCGGCGGCATTAGCCGCTTCGGCCGCGAACGCGGTGCGGATCTCTTTCTCGCGCTTATGGCTGGCCATGGCAGCAGACTCCAAACGCTGCACCGCTAACATGGCGTCTTTAATCATGCCCACGTCGGCACCTTCACCCGTTTCATCTTGGTTTAATAGGGCTTTAAACAACTGCGAACGCGCCATTTCGAGGATGAGTTTAGTCACTTCACCCGTGGGCTTGTCACCCAGTTCTGCAGTCCACACTTGGGTGATCTCACGCATTTCCCGCAAACTTTTCCCCACGGCCTCCATCTTGGTGGCATAGCGGTTAATGCCTGCGCGGGAAAGTTGCTGTTCTTCTGGTAGCCCTGCGGCTTTAATCAGCGCATTGATTTCATCGAGCAAATCAATCTGCTGAATCGAGCCATTACGCAGCCCCGCATCGAGCTTCTTGCGAATAGGATCAGGCAGTAAATCGACTTTAGAGCGTCGGCCTCGGGTTTCACTCGCCATGGCTACTCTCCCGCCCGTGGACGTTTAACCCCTGGCACAACTGCGCGGCCTGTCGCCACATCTTGGCCGCGACCTGTTAGCGTGGCCGTAGTCACTTTGCCCACTAACTCGGTTTTAATCAGCCCTTGCTCGTTAAGCCAAGCGAGCTGCACCAGCAAGGCATCGCGGCTAATGTCGAGGCCGTAGGCATTTAAGCCATCTTGTAAGATGGACTCATTGAGTGCGAAGGCTCCCGCCTCGGTCAGTAATCGAAGCACCACAAGGCGTTGGTGCTCATTGATAATTTGCTGCATCGCCATTATTGGTGGCCTCCTTTCAGTTCGTTTTCGAGAAGCATGTCGGTCTTGGTTTCTAAGCGCCTAATGCCTTGTTCCATTGCGCCAAAGCGCTCACCTAAACCTGTGAGGGTTTTATCGAGCGCATGCAGTTCGTCACGGGTCGGCATGTACTCCAATTGCATTTCAGTTTCGCTAAGGCGCTTGTCGATTTCAGCCACCTTTTGGATCACTTTTTCATGCTCAATCCGTGGGGTAAATCGCGTGCTAAACCACGCCATCAGCAGTGCACATAAAACGCTAATGACGCTGCCAATGAAGCCCCAATACTTACCGAAATATTCAAATAACGATTCGATCATAAACGCTTCCCATAGCGCTGCTTTTGGCGCTTATCTTCATCCTGTTGGCAACTAATACAGCGCAACTCGTTAAGCCGCTGTGGCTCATTGGGCTCTAAGCAATCAATACAAATACCATTGCCTTGGCGATGCTGTTTGTGCTTGGCGGCATCCCTTACTGCATCAACGCAGGCAGCTCGCTCGCGGGTTTCCATATTGCTAGCCCAATCAGTTTCGTCCATGCCTATCCCTAATATTTGTCTTATTTTGTTTGGTCTATTTGATGGCGTTGCCGCCAATCATGCAGGGCTTGCCAGTCGAGGTTGCATTGCCCAAGGTCAGTGAGTAGCGAGAGCATTAGCCCCGCTAACTCTTGATTACTGAGCGGAGGGTTGCGAAGGCACACCACCTGTTGGGTTTGCAGGCACTGCAATACCTGTGGCGGTACCTGAGTGACGTTGCACTCGCGCATCAGTGCTTCGGGCGGCAACACATATTGGGTCTTGTAAGTGGGCACGTAACGCACAGCGGGCGGCGTTGTCGTACACGCGCACAACATCGTTAGGCACGCTAGCCACACGCCATGCTTGCGTTTGTTCATCCTGGGCGTCCTCAAGTAGCTGGTTCAGTTGGTGGTTAAGGTCTTGATTACGGGTAGCTAACGCGGCCTTTTGCTGTTCGACGGTTTGCACCTGCAGGGCGAGGGTTTCGCCTTCGTCTTTTAGGGCAAAGCGTTCAAGGTTGGCGTCTTGCAGCCATACCGCTAGCGTGTCGGCACTCTGTTTTAGGGCAGCATTGTCAGTTAACGCTTGGGTGAGCTTGCTCTTAGTATTCTGCTGTTGGTGGTACATCAGCCCGATGGTGACTAATGCCAGTGACAAAAATAGCCACTGCACAGTGCTAATGATTTGAGAGGGATTCATTGCGCGCCTCCAGCTGATTGCGAGAGGCCCAGTTCGCTTAGGCAAATGGTTTGCTCTTCGGCACGGCGCTTGATGAGGACATTTAGGCGCACCTTGTTACCGAATAGGTCGGTGCCATAGGTCCAACCATTGCAGACGCGCTCACCCGTTTGCTTATTGGTTGAACAGGCTTGGGTTAGCTCTTTGCACGCGCCCACTCTGTCGCCAGCTAACAGCTTTTTACGCAAGGTTGAACTGGCAAAGTTGCCGTATCCCGCCCAGTGCAAAAACGATAAATAGGCGGCGTGCTCGCTGTGGGTGAGCGTTACGGGCGCGGTGAGGCTGAGCAGTTGCTTATCTTCCTTGGCGATATCCTTGGCAAAGATCTCCATGCATTGCTGCTCGGTGAAGGTTTGATCAAGCTTTAAGTCTTTGCTCGTATGGCCACGACAGGCGGTAAGTACGCCCACTGCATCAACATAGACGCTCAGGCTATTGCCTTCCCATTTATCAGTAAGCTGTGCGCCCGTGATGGCCGCCGAACTTAAGCCAGCGGCCACTAAAATCGCCTTGAGTTTACTGTTCATTAGGCGCCGCCTTGGCTTGTACTTTGCGTTGATCGCGGGCTTTTAAAATATGGAGGTGAGTGACGGCATGCCAGCCTTGTTCAAAGTAGCTTTGACGGGTGAGACTGTGGCTGTACAAAGGCACTGATTGGGCGAGAGGGGCAGGCCCATTGCCAGTGAGGTCAGCCGCTAACTCTGCACGAAGGCGAGCATTAAAACCGTCCTTAGCGCACTGGCGATAGACTCGGTTTTGTATCCGACTGATGTGAAAGCCAGAGGGGCGAGCATTCGCAATCGGCATACTGTTAACGCCGCTACGAACCTTGCATTTACGAGAGTTGTGGGTGACAAAGGCCATAAAAAAACCGAGACAGTGAACATGGGTTCATTGTCTCGGCTTAAGGGTTTGGAGCGGATTGGAAAGGTTTCGGGATTAGTTCGTTAATCGACTATAGCGGGATTTAAATGCATCTTTGCCACCTTCCATTTGTTTACAAATTAAATCTTTCATATCCTGATCTTGAATCGCCCCCATCTGCCCGACGGTCACTTTCCCTTTATTAAACTTCATTGAAATTACGTTTTCAGCATCACCATTCACAACTAGGGGAGCTGAATGTGTAACCAATATCAATTGTCGTCTTGATTTGTTTTTTCTAATATTGGGAATGACGTTTGTTGATAGCATCGCACAATCTAGATCATCCTCAGGTTGATCTATTATAATTGGTTCATCTCCATAACTTAGTAAAAAGCTTAACATAGACGCACTTTGTTGACCTGGGGAAGCATCTTCTAGATTAGACCAACTGTCATCTTCTCTTTTAAACTGAATAAAAATACCGTCCTCTGGAAACCAAGTATTCAATGCTCTTAAGCGATCAGTTGTTAGCTCACTCAACTTTTTAGCGAACGAAGCATGCAGTCCATTAGACTTCATGTTATCTATAGTATTTATATGGAATTTCTTTAGTTCTGTTAATACTTCATAAACGCGTGGTGTTAATTTTGGATTTCTCTTTTCGATTTTAACTAAATGTGAAAGCAACCCTTTTTCCGAAGAAATATCATAAATATGCTCAGTGAATGATTCAAAACCAACTGCTTGTTGATATCCACTAATCAAGTTATCTTCTGGCTCCCCCAAAGGTAAGACTTTTATCTTCAGATTTTCGATGTTAAGGTCATCAATAAAATGCTGTCTTCTATCCGTTAGTTCTTGTCGGCTAACTACCAACTGTTCGTACTTCTTCTCAAGGAGAATTCTAATGTTAACAAGCTGAATTTCCGACGCTGACAAAACCCTTATTTTATCTGTCAACACAGAACGTTGACTAACTAATTCAATCAATCTATCTGGGGAGGTGCCTTTTTCATTCAATAACTCAACACATTGCTTAATACTGATAGTATTGAGTTCAAGTTTCTCAGAGTTAATTGTATATGGGGGGCGCTCAATAAGACTATCAACCCTTGCTCTGTAACAATCAATTAATACCTTGATATTTTTTGAAAAATCAATATGTAAATCATGGGCGTCTGATATCCAAGATTCTGTCACCGAGTCTAAGATGTACCCAGCTTCAGTAAACTCGAATGTAGACTCATCACAAGCTTGTTCTACATTATCCAAGCTAGTCTGAATCCCTTTGATAAACTGGTCTAAAAATCCCTTTTCTTTATCTAAAAATTCTTTTTCTTGAACTAACCTTGAATAGTCAGAATCTTGAACCCGTTCAATACTTAAATTAATATCTCCATACTCACTTTTATGAATGTTGAGCATAGTAACATCTGCTTTAAGTCTCTCTACTTGAGAAAACAAGGTGTCATACTCGTCTACTAGCATTTTATGAGCTGTAAACCAAGAATCAAAATCTACCATTTTAGACTGGTCAACAATCCTCAAAAAAGCATTACTCGCATTTGCAATTTCAAAAAGCATTTTTTGGCTATAGATAGAAACTGGAAATCTTTGAGAAGAAAACGATTCACGCTTAGTAATAGCGTCAGAGTCTTCAAATTCAACAATACGTTCTAAAGGTGAGGCTTTAATTAAATATTTTTGATTATCTTTGTAATAATCCAGCTCAATCGTAGAATTTTGATCAATCGTGTTACCAACAAATTTTTGATACTTTGATTTAATATCTTTTGGTAGTTCACCATCTAGACCTAAAGCATATCTAATATATTCGACAACTGTTGATTTGCCACTTCCTCGACTACCAATTATAGCATTGTACCAAGGACTAAAACCTACTGTTACCGCACTACCACCAACAGAGCAAGTTGTTGTTTGTATTCTAATTTCATCAACTCTATTTATAGGTTGGCTAGGCGGGTTACCATCTATACTACGGAGAACCGAATATTCATGATCAGCAAGTGCTGTCTTCAGCCCATCAAAATTAGGAGCACTCATCTTAACCCAAGTGAAGAAACTTCCTGCTGAAGACCTTTCGTGAGAATCGGAACCAATGATTAATGGTTTATTTTCAATAAATACTTTTTTTTGCGAATCAACTCCTTGTAAGTCGCCTTTTAACTCTATTGCATCTATTTTATGCTCAAATATTTGTCTAATGGCCTCTAAGTTTTTCTCTGTTTGTAACAAACCCTTTGGCCTGTCTACATGCGCTAAAACTGCTAAACCCGTATTATTTTTAATAATATCTAAGCACTGCTCAACTCCAGACCTCAAAACTAAAGTATGATTCAGTTTATCTAGTGGCTTACCACATTCACCAACGACACCAGCAATTTTTTCTGAATCAAAGTGTTCAGGGAAAATCCCTAAAACATGAATATTACCTGTAGCTGTTAATTCAACACTAGGGAAAACGCTCAACGGTCGATAGCCATTATGTTCTCCTGCATCAAACTCTGCTTTTAGCTCATCGAGAGCAGACTTTGCTTTATCGACAAATGCTCCAGTATTATGATCAGAGAGAATGACGGCATCGATACCAGCCTGCATATACGCTAACAACCATTCTCTAGCTGTTACGGCAACAGATTCCCTGTAATCGTCTGATTCAGGTGAATGACAGTGAAAGTCGATTTTATACCAGTCAGTCCCGTACATATACTCACATCCCTATCGAAAAATATCCTTAGGTTATCATAAATGTAAACTTCAACAATGACTTGTATTATTTTTATCAAAACAATCGCCTCTGCTTCCTTGCCACAAATGCCGCCCTTTGCTCTGCCACTATCTGACTGATCCGGCGCTCGGTTAGGCCATAATCGCGACTTAACTGCTCTAGGTTATTGCCCTTAAACTCGCGCCAAATGCGGATATCCCGCAGCGCATCCTTAAGGCGTTCACCATTGGGGATGTAGATATCGCGCCCACCTAGGTAGGCACTTAGGCTAGTGGCTAAGGCTTCACTCACATTATCCGCATTATCAATATCGTATTGCTTTAAGGTTTGGCGCATCACATCGCACAGGCTTTGCAGGGTTGAGGGCCAGCGACGAATGAAGTCCTCACGCTCATCGGGCTTAAGTGTGGCTAAGGTTTCGAGGGCTTGTTCCAGCTCGGCGGCGCTGGTGGACAATAAATCCAACTGGTTTTCTGGAATGCTAACCGCGTTTAAGATGTTCTTACTCATGGCCATGCCCCTCGTATTGCGCGACGATCACTTCATAGTTTGCGGGACGTGTACCTGCTTCATTCATCTTTAGCCGTTCACCTCGGGCAATAATGCGCTCAATCAACACCCGCTTATGCCAGTTTTTAAGGCTTTCTAATACTTTGTAGGCTTGCTGTTCTGTCATCCAAGCGGTGGCATCCACGCCTTCACTTTTACTACGTAGAGTCATGCGGCGCACATAGGCATCGAGCGCTGACTCACTGTTATCCTGGATAACTAAGTGATGGCCCATGGTGATCCAAATGGCACGTATTTTATCTATGCTGGCCAATTTACTTTTACCCGCAGCAGGACTTAAACGGCGTTTAACCGCTGTTTTATTGTTGGTTGTCCCTTGTTTAGAGCCTATAGGTTTAAAGCCCTTTTGTTTAAACACTTCTAGCGCCTGTTCAAGCTCTGGCAAGTTCATTGCCCGCAAGGAATCTTTACCCGTGGCATTTTTCAGCATGGCGCGGTAGATGGCTTCATCGAGCTGCAATGATCCCTTAGCCACATTGATTAAGGTGATAAGGCGCTTCTTGTGTTGAGCGACTGGGTGCGCCTGCGCTTTAGTCTGCACAGGGGCTTTTTGATTAGTTTCTAACATTCGTCATCCTCATCGGTTGTCGCACTGGATACTATCTTGATGGCTTTAGGTTGACTCTTAAGGTGCTGCCAATTCGGTGTTGCTGCATTTAAAAAGTTAACAGCCCAAAGCTCACGATCGGCGAGCAGTTCTGCCTTAGTTTTCCCCTTACGAACGGGCCTAACTGGGCAGTTCGCAATGGCATATTTGAGTAAGCGTTTAGCATAGGGTGTCATTCATCATTGCTCTTTTGTTAGCTGCTCATCAGTACCCAGCCACTACGCTGGATAGACACTAGCGACCTAGGCCGCCAGTGTTTCGCTGGGTCTTGGGCTCTAGCCCGCTGTTGCTAGTAGCCCTAAGTTGTTAAGTGACTTTTCCATAAAGAAACCGATCACAGCGCGGCGTTCGCCTGCAAACTCTTGGCTTAACTCCTTGAGTGCATTGAGCAGCGCGGCGCACATCATCAAGCAGTAATGCGGCCTTTCAGCAGCTAGGCCACTGAGTTCGCTGCGCAGATTGTCAAAGCTAGCTTCAAGCAAGGTCGCTTGGCGTAATTGAAACGCCACACGATCGAGTGCTGCTTGGTTGTCATCGAATAGGTGTTGAATGCCCGATTGTGTGCTGAGTTTCATGATGTGCTCCTTGCTCACCCTAAAGGGTGCTGATATCCAGTGGTAGTTGGGTATATTTGCCATTAGGCTGACGCTCATATAAACGCAGGTACTGACTAGTGCCTGTGATTTGAATCGCGTCAGCTATGGCGTCCATGGCCCGTTTCCAGTTGGCATCGTCGATATCAAGCTGGCGCAGACTGAGTACTTGGTTAACGTCGATTCGGCCTTGCTGGTTTACCCGAAACGCATGTTCAACCATGGCCATCAAGCGGGTATCCGCGCCACCGCTCCAGCTTTTAATGCAATCATCAATCAAGGTTTTAGCGGTTTGAATGCGCTCATCAAATACGCGATGTTCACCCACTGCACGGCGCACTTGGTACTTGCCATCAAAGCTAGTAAGTAAAATATTGCCCTTACTGCCACCGACCTTAACGCCATATTCACTGGCCGATAGTTCGGCAAAGCCATCAATTTGCGCCATCGTCATCAGTTTGAAATTAAGCATCTGTTCACGCAGTTCTTTGGCTGAACCGACAATAGCCAGCACGACTTCATCGCGCAGTTTGTCAACGGGCTTGATACGATCTTCATGCACCAAATCGCCTACAGCGTTTTTGCGGTAGCCCTGCGGAATAGCAGCTTGGTTGTGGGTTTGTTCTTGTGTGTTCATCTTATTTGTCCTCATTCCAGCGCACTGTCACGCCATGAAATTGCACCGCCATACAACGGCGACGAATGCCTTTTATGTTCTCGATAATCTCAACTGCCATGCATTTAAAATCACGGCTTGGAACGTCAATTTGGATAACACCGCGATGCTGGCTAACGACCTTCATCCCACGAAGCCTTAAGGCGGCAATCACATTGATAGCTTTTGTTTGCATGTTATTTACCTTTCCATTTGTTATCCCAAAGGGCGCTATTTAGGCGGTTAGCCACCTTTTGCAATTCCCTTTCGAGTAGTTCGATATGCTGTAGTTGATCGCCCTGGGCGAGTCGGCGACAGAACGCGAGCTGTTCCTCTACGTTGTAACGACTGTCTGTCGCCGATTGAACATCGATCCTCTGTGTTACTGCCGACTGCTTTAACTGCGAATGTGGGCAGCCACCGCGACAGGCGCGATAGAGCCGGACGCGTTGTGGGTTGGTAGAGCTAAAAGGCCGTTCTTGATTGTCTTTGCAGGTATCAACGCTGATTTGTCCTGCAACGGGGCACTGTACGTGGTGACGTAAGTAGCGCCCTTCGACACGATTTTTAATGGTGTCGATATTGCCTTTGTATTTGTTCAGCAGGACCTGATTAAGCATGGTCGGACTGACACCTAGCTCTCTGGCAATCTGCGCTTGGCTGCTTTCACTGACTTTTAACTCAAGCACTTGGAACCATTTTTCCTTGTTCATAGCGCCTCCCTATAGGGATAAAACTTCGATTTGGTTGGGGCATAAATACCGTCATCAATTAGCTCTGGAGCTAGAGCGCCACAGTCAACATTGAGGTGATAAATGACCATTTCCTCTTCGATAGCTCTGATGCGGATCAAGCCTGCCCGTTGCAGGGCATTGAGGTAACGCTTTACCGTTGAGCGCGCCACCCTAGCTGTGACCATGATTTCTTCGATTGAGAAGTTGCGCATGATGCGACAGCTGTTCCAGATCCGCTGATTCGCCTTGATCTTGGCGAACTGAGACTGGGGCTTTAACGGGCTGTCATCGTTTAACCAGTAGCGGTTTGTCAGCCCTGTACGCCCTTTCCATTCGAGTGTTAAGCGCCCTTCTCGATACAAATCACGCAAAAAGCGATTCGCGAGGCACTTGGGCATTCCCGATGCATCGCCAACTTGTTCAGCACTAAAGCTGACTTTTCGATTACGACAGCAGCACATAAACAACCATGCGCTGTGCCTTAACGGGGTTGATCGTTTGACTTGTGCCATAACGCTTAACCCACAAGGCTTGGACGTCGAACACCATGGAATGGCTGTGCACCCCAGTGTTCTGCTGTGACGTAATCAAGTTCGTTCATTTTGGCGAGACGTTCGATTTGATTAAGGCCTATGACAATGCGACGAGCCTCACCACTGCTGGCTTTACGCAGTTCGTCAAGAAGTTCTGGTTCGACTTTAATGTCGTTGTCTAAGAGGGAATCGGCCATCACCATGACGTCATCTAAGTCGGCTGGTCGAAACTCAACCCACTCTGAAATACGGTTAAAGAACTGTTTGCGTGTACTGATGCGGCGGGCGATTTGGTCCATACCAATGAGGATCACAGGGACTTCGGTGTTGTCGTAGAGATCGCGCACGGTTTCAAGCATTCGAACGTCCGACATTAGGTAGTCGGCTTCATCGATAAACAGCGGGCGTTCGTACATGCTCATTTGCTCGATAGTGAAATCGACCATCTTATTGATGCGCCACATGCCGCTCGATCCGAGTTCGCCCACAATACGGTTCATTAGCGTACTGGCGCTGTCTGTGGCCATAGCCCGAACATAGATACCGTTCACTTGGTTAAACAGATAAGTGGTTGCAGTTGTTTTACCAAAGCCACTTGGGCCATGGTACAAACCGAGACCTGGTACACCTATGCCTCGGGTACAAAGGTTGTCGAAGGCGTCTTGGGCTGTCAGGACATTTTTTACAGGTGCGATCACTGCTTTCATTTCGTATACTCCATTTGCTTTAGTTTTATGGCCTTCATGGCCGTTGTGGGTCATAAGTGCTCAGTTGGTCGCTCTGCGCTTATGGCCCATGATTTCATCAATGCGTTTTGCCCCTAACTTGTTGTGCTTTTTGTAATCCTTTAAGAATGCATCCTCCTTTGGCGTTAATTCACGGTTGAGTGATTCAGCGGCAAGCAAACGTGCCTTTTCGTGCTCATTACGCACTAAGGTTGCATGCTGTTGATTAATGGTGTTTTTACGTTCTTCAATCGCTTTACGCTTCTGGCGTAAATGCTCAATTTGTTGGTCGCTATAACCAGGCTTATTGGTTTTAACGAGCTGCTCTGCAGCCTCAGTTAATGCCATTAAGCTGGGGTTTTGGTGGGCTATTGGCTGGGTTGGAAACTCAACCAAAGATTTGGCCTGTTTGGCATAGTGCTCAATGACGGTTTGGTGGATCTCGCCTATGTTGAACGTTTTAGCGAGTTGCTTCATTTCGGCCCTGAAACTACGCAATGCCTTGGCTTCTTCTTTTTTGGTTTGACGATATGCCGCAGGGCTGATCTCTTGCCCTAAAAGACGGCTATCAACCGCTTCAATTCGTTTTTCCCAATTATTGATCGGGTATATAAACGCTCGAGCGACATCCGTTGGATCGAGGAATACTCGGACTCTTTGCCCTTTCCACTCATGCTCCAACATTTCCGGTGCCGTATAACGCAATCCTCCCGCTTTAATAAAGCCCTTAAGGATGGTGTACTCGCCAACGTGGTTAAGCAGGAGATCTAAGGCTTCTGGATGTTCGACTGCCCGCACTTGATATTGAGCTGCGCGATAAACTTCATTGGGTGTTTTACCCTTTAAGCCATCGTGTGCGCGGAGGTGATAATAGGCATCAACCCAATTATCAAGCAGTTGCTGTAATTCCGGTTGCGTCATACGGAGATCGTAATCAGCCTTTTCGTTCTCTTTCTTGTTGCGTTCTTTAAGGCGTACCGCAAATTCTTTTCGAGCCTCGATAGCCTCGCGATCATTGACGTTATGGCCTATGTAGCCTGGCAGTAACTCAATGAGATCATGGCTGAGTGTCTTAAAGAAACGTTCGATAAAGGGCTTTTCCCAACCTGAGTATGGGTTTGCTCGGCTTTGTTCTAAGTCGAGTAAGTGATAGATGCTCGTGGTTCGCTGGCTAACATAATCGCTACCGTTATCGGTACGCATTAAGCCGCCTTGGTTTGGAACTCCCCAAGCCAGCAAGGTTTTGCGCATTAACAGGCAAATGCCTTCGCTTGATGAAGTGGGCGAAACAAGCAGTTTGACGCGACGTGTGAAGCAGTCAATCACCGCAATAATGGTGTGTCTGCCTTCTTTCAACATGGCATCGACTGGGGTTGAGTCAAATTCCCATACATCGTTTGGCGCTGCCATCCATGGATAGGTTTGCTCAACCGCAGTGCGGTATTTATCGTTGAATTTTTTTGGGTTTGTGGTGAATGTAAAAGCAGCTTGATTCTGGCTTATCCATTTATTCACCCAGCGGCGAATGCTAGAAATGCTTGGGATCTGCCAAGGCATGTCGGTTTTTATCGCATAGATCTCGGCTAGCTTTTTAAGCTGCTTTGCCTTGCCAGCTAGATGCGGTTTGGCAGTGATCAGCCCCTTTAAGAAGTCCGCTAAATCGGGCTCGTCATTCAATAAACATGGACGCTCGACTTTGTATTTACCTGCGAGTGCGCTAACGCCCTCTTTTGCTAAGACCTTTTCCCAACGGCGGAGCGTTACAACTGAAACGCTGCTAATCACTGAAAATACCCACTCAGGTAGTGCAATCGAACGCTGGGCGTACGCTTCGCAGAATGTTTTTTCACCATCAACGAGCTTACGAACCTCAAGGTAAGGCATGCAAAATTTAGCCTTGGCATTGACGATCAGCATCTTTGCATCAGCCCGCTTTTGCGCTTTATCAGGTAGATTTATAAACTGCTGAATGCTCTTAGCTTTTTCTGTTTGACTCACGGCAGGTATTTGTAGTTTGGCAACTGCAGATCCCGCACGCATCAGAGACGATGGAGATTTGGCTATCTGCTCCGCTTGCTGTTTTGCCAGCTTCTGACGAGCTTCAAGGGGAAGACTATTTAGGTGATATTCGAATCCCCCACCTAACCCTTGTCGCCTCTGCTTTTGCCAGTTCTCCTGTTTTGCTCTATCACGGATGCGTCTATCTCCGACACCCAATAGCTCTGCAATTTCTACAGTGCTAAACCATTCCTTAGTCATGGTGTTCTCCCACTAAATCAACACCAAGGTATTCAGATAAAGCAGCCATGATCTTAATGGCTTTTAAGCGTTTAGGTTTACGGCCAGTATTAGGTGCAAACCATTGAACGCACTTCTGAACCGTCCTTGGGTTGTATCCATGCGTAATCGCCCACGCACGGCAGCTTTGTCAATTTGCGAGCAAGGCTGCATGTATATGACGAGCGCTTTCTATCTTCATAAGAATTACCGTGCTAATATTTTGATTACGTTCGCATTGCGAACGAACGCAGTTTAACTACAATACGTTACGCACTGCGTAACGTATTGCGAATATAGATCCGAGTTAGGCACAAATCAACAGCTTTTTGCTTTTTTGCGCAGAAAATTACGCACTAAAGTTATTTTAGTGCGCAAAAGATTGATGTAGTTTCGGTTGGATATTCAGTAAACCATTACTTATTCGGTAGTTTTTAAGTAATAACTATTGCTCTCTTGAGCGTTAAATAGATTTTGGTTCGAGGAAAATAATGAAGTCGGAAGCCTTATATTCAGATCCAACTTTAGATCCGACTTCCACAACTGAAGTCGGCACTCTTGCTGACCGTATTTCGGAAGCAATTGGGAAAAACAGTATTAGAGAGTTCGCCATTAAAATTGGCGTATCTGAAGGCACCCTACGTAATCTAATCAAAGGTGGAGAACCTAAGTTAGATACAGCAATACGTATAGCAGAAGAGGCTGGCGTGAGCATTCGTTGGCTTGCAACTGGCAATGGCCCTAAATACCCGAATCGCCAACGCGATGAAATTTCCCAGGAAGGTGTTGTTTACGTCCACCAAGACCAATTCAATGAAGAGTATTTCTTGATTGAAGGCTATGACGTGGTGGTAAGCACTGGGCATGGTGCGTTTAATGATGAAACAGGTGTACGCAGACGGCTGCCGTTTAGAAAGAACTGGCTTAAATATCGTAGTTTAAAGCCCGAGAATCTCAAAGTCGTCTATGCCAAAGGCAATTCAATGGAGCCCGCCATACACAGCGGGGATAGCCTACTGGTTGATATCAGTAAGACGACGCTAGAAGACGGCTGTATCTTCGTATTACGCCTGGGCGACGATCTTTATGCTAAACGCTTGCAGAAACTGTTTGATGGCGGCATAGAGATACTCAGTGACAACAAGGAGTATAAATCTCAGATTGTCTCTGCGGGTGAACTGCCAATGCTGCAAATTATTGGCAAAGTCGTTTGGATGGGTAAAAACCTCGATTAA